GTTTACAGTCAGTGGCTATCCGATATTCGCAATTAATGGCCGTGTTTACTATGAAAGTTACGATGACCAGCTTCGTATCGTGAACTCCCATAACAACGAGGTGCTGAGTACCGAGGCAATCCGAATCTGCTCTGGTGACCGTTACCAGGCATCGTACACGCCAATCAGAAATGACAAATCCCTGTTCTATGTCAGTGCGGGTAATTACACTACCTACGGCTTTTGCATCATGACCAATTATCTGGCCACCATCAACAACCTGGCTGAACCTGTTACCAAGACGGCAGACAAGACCATGAAGGTAACCTACATCATCCAGGAACAGTAAATTATGCGGCTATCTCCGTTTTGGGGATAGTCGTATTTTTATATCAAACGAGGAGGAACAAGCTATGGATCTCACGACCCTTGCGGCAACGATCACGGCACTGGGCGTTGTGTTCGGTGCGATTTTTGCCGCACACAAATGGTTTCTGAAACAGGAAAAGCAGGATGCCGATATCAAGGCCATTAAGGAGGAGCAGACCGTGCTGGTACACGGTGTGCTGGCTTGCCTTATGGGTTTGAAGGAGCAGGGCTGCAACGGTCCCGTGACGGATGCCATCAACGCAATCGAGAAACACATCAACAAACAGGCTCACAAGTAAAGGAGGAACCTACTATGACCAATTTCACCGACATCACCACCATCCCCGCACTGGCTGCCATCGTGTACACCATCATCGACATCGCCAAGACCGCTATGGGCGGCGACCAACGCTTCAAGCGCTTCATCCCCCTGATCGCCTGCATTCTGGGCGCAATCTGCGGTGTGGTTGCTTTCTACTTCGTCCCCGGCGTTCTGGACACTCAGAATCTTCTGGTGGCCCTTGTCCTGGGCGCAGCCAGCGGTCTGTCCGCTACCGGTGCTAACCAGATCGGCAAGCAGCTGACCCATACCACTACTGCGGAGGAATAACCAATGAACCTGCACAAGCTTTTCTTAACTGAAAACGCCTGCTACAAGGCAGGCAGAACCATTACCGTCAAGGGTATCATGGTTCACTCCACCGGGGCCAACAATCCCAGCTTGAAGCGGTACGTTGGCCCCAACGACGGTCTCCTGGGCGAGAACAAGTATAACAACCACTGGAATACAGATCGCCCCGGCGGTCGCCAGGTCTGCGTCCATGCCTTCATCGGCAGACTGGCAGACGGCACCGTTGCCACGTACCAGACACTCCCATGGAATCACCGGGGCTGGCACGCTGGTGGCTCTGCCAACAACACCCATATTGGTTTCGAGATTTGCGAAGACGGTCTCACGGACAGCACCTATTTCTCCCAGGTGTACCGTGAGGCCGTTGAACTTTGTGCCATGCTCTGTAAGGAGTTCGGCCTGACTGAGCAGAATATCATCTGCCACAGCGAGGGCTACAAGCAGGGTGTGGCATCCAACCACGGTGACGTTATGCACTGGTTCCCCAAGCACGGCAAGAGCATGGATACCTTCCGTGCTGATGTAAAGGTTCTGCTGGAGGGTAAAGAGGAAACTACCGCTCCTGTTACCGGCAAGGATGCCGAGGCCACCATCTGGGAGTACCTTTTTGCCAAGCTGGGCAATGCCTACGGTACCGCTGGTCTGATGGGCAACCTCTATGCCGAGTCCGGATTGAACCCCACCAACCTGCAGAACACCTACGAAAAGAAGCTGGACTATACTGATGCTACATACACCGCTGCGGTGGACGATGGCACCTACGATAATTTCGTGAAGGACTGTGCTGGTTACGGCCTTGCCCAGTGGACATACTGGAGCCGGAAGCAGGGACTGCTGGAGCTGGCCAAGGCGGAGGGCAAGTCTATCGGCGATCTGTCCTTGCAACTGGATTACATCTGGAAGGAATTGTCCGAGGGCTACGGCAAACTGCTGAAGACCCTCCAGACCGCTACCTCCGTTACCGAAGCATCCACTGCCGTGCTGACCCAGTACGAACGGCCTGCTGATCAGGGTGAAGCTGTCCAGGCCAAGCGGGCAGCGTTCAGCCAGACCTACTTTGACAAGTACGCCCCCAAGCCTACTCACCCTGAAAGGCTGACCACCGGATTCTATCGCGTGCGTAAGACCTGGGCGGACAAGAAGTCCCAGCTGGGGGCTTACCGCATCCTTTCCAACGCAAAGGGCAAGGTGGACAAGAACCCCGGCTACTTTGTGTTCACGGAGGACGGCACCGCCATCTACCCCGTGGAAAGCAAGAAGAAGGAAAGCTACACCATCCACACCGTTGTCCCCGGAGACACCCTCTGGAAGATCTCTGAGCGGTATCTGGGTAAGGGCATCCGGTACACGGAGATCCGTGAGCTGAACGGCCTGACCTCCAACATCATCTACCGTGGTATGAAATTGAAGATCCCCAACTAAGCAAGAAGCCTATCGAGAATTTTCTCTCGGTAGGCTTCTTTTTTTATGCTCTTTTTTCCAAAACGGCTCCTTTATCCGCAGTGCTGAGTGAGGATACCGGCCTCAGACTGGAGGACCCACTATGACAAACTATGAAAAAGAGCAGATCAAGGCCCTGCGTCTGCAGGGGCATGGCTATGTAAAAATCGGGCAGATGCTCGGACTTTCCAATAACACCGTCCGTTCCTTCTGCCGACGCAACGGACTGGACGGAGATACCCCGAAGAACACCGTCTTTTGTCAGCACTGCGGAAAGCGCATCAAGGTTGTTCCCAAGCGGAAACCCAGAAAGTTCTGCTCGGATGCCTGCCGTACCGCCTGGTGGAACAGCCACCTGGACTGCGTTAACCGAAAGGCTGTTTATGACTTCACCTGCGCCTGCTGCGGGGAAGCCTTTACCGCCTATGGGAATCGAAACCGCAAGTATTGTTCCCACCGCTGCTACATTGCAGGGCGTTTTGGAAAGGGGTGTGCCACAAGTGAATGATGCCTATCGTGCCAAGCTGGAGCGGTATCTTGCCTCCATGCTCCAGGCAAAACGGATGCTTGAAATGGGGATTCTAACCTCGGAAGATTACGCTCATATTGATACAATTATTGCCAAAAAACACGACATTTCTTCGTGTAGTTTATATCGCGGGATCGACTTGATATACGATGGCTTCAGAGGTAATATGTCACACTACAAGGAGGTGACGAAATGCCCAGAACAATAACCATCGTACAAAGACCACCAAAACTAACCCAGAAAAAGCGTGTTGCAGCCTATGCCCGTGTGTCCAGCGGCAAGGATGCCATGCTCCACTCGCTGTCCGCACAGGTCAGCTACTACAGCAGTCTGATTCAGAGCCACGAGGATTGGCTCTACGTCGGTGTCTATGCCGACGAGGCCAAGACTGGCACAAAGGATTCCAGAGAGGACTTCCAGCGGCTGGTTGCTGACTGTCATGCTGGTAAAATCGATATGGTGATCACCAAGTCCATCTCCCGCTTTGCGAGAAACACGGTTACACTTCTGAAAACCGTCCGTGAACTCAAAGCGCTGGGGGTGGACGTTTATTTTGAGGAGCAGAACATCCACACCATGAGCGGTGACGGCGAGCTGATGATGACCATCTTGGCATCCTACGCCCAGGAGGAAAGCCGATCTGCCAGTGAGAACCAGAAATGGCGCATCCGGGCAAACTTCAAAGAGGGGTTGCCCTGGAACGGCACGGTGTTGGGGTATCGCATCGTGGACGGTGTCTATACACCGCTGGAGGATGAAGCTGAGCTTGTTCAGCTGATTTACTCCCTCTACATCAACGGCTGGGGTACTTACAAAATCGCCAAGCATCTCAACAAAGAGGGGTATCGAACACGACGCGGTAACGAGTGGTCCCAGCATTCCCTTCAGCGACTGCTGACCAATTATTCTTACACGGGCAATTTGATGCTGCAAACTACCTTTATCGAAGACCACATCACCAAGAAAGGGTGCATCAACCAGGGTCAGTTGCCTATGTACCATGCAGAGAACAGCCACGAGCCAATCATCCCCATGGCCGAGTTCCAAGAGGCACTGCAAGTCCGCAAAGAACGCGCCGAGATTTACCGCCATGAGGCTGACTACACTATCGTTTATCCCTTCCGGGGCAAGCTGCTGTGTATGGACTGTGGGAAGCATTATCGCCGCAAAAAAGTGCGCAGAGGCCCCGTCTGGATCTGCGCCACTTACAACAGCAAGGGGAAAGCATTCTGCCCAACCTCAAAGGCAATCCCGGAGGAAACACTCATGGCAGTCACCGCCAGGGTACTTGGTACCGACAGCTTCGATGGTGACCTGTTTCGGGAGCGCGTTGAGCGGATCGAGGTTGGGACGGAAAACCGACTGACTTACGTCTTAACGGACGGTACCACGGTGGCTACCATTTGGCAGGATCGCTCCAGACGGGAAAGCTGGACGGCGGATAAGCGAGAGGCTGCAAGACAGGCCTCCATGAAGTATGAAATACCGGAAAGGGATTCCTATGGAAAATTCAAGAAAAGTAATTGCATACTGCCGTGTGGCAACGGTAGCACAGCTGATGCAGAATAAGGGAGGCAATCACAATGGCACAAGTTACAAGAAATGTTCGGGTCATCCCGGCTACGATTCATCCGCTCAGCCAGTTACCCATCGCCATGCAGCGCAGGCGTCGGGTGGCGGGTTACGCACGAGTCTCCACGGACAGCGATGAGCAGTTCACCAGCTACGAAGCCCAGGTAGACTACTACACCCGCTTCATTCAGTCCAAGCCTGAATGGGAGTTCGTGAAGGTCTACACTGACGAGGGCATCTCCGGTACTAACACCAAGCGGCGCGAGGGCTTTAAGGAAATGATTTCCGATGCACTGGCAGGCAAGATCGACCTGATCGTCACCAAGTCCGTCAGCCGATTTGCCCGAAATACCGTTGACAGTCTGGTGACCATCCGCAAGCTGAAGGAAAACGGTGTGGAGTGCTTTTTTGAGAAGGAGGGAATTTACACCTTCGACGGTAAGGGTGAATTGCTCATTACCATCATGTCCAGCCTCGCCCAGGAGGAGAGCCGCAGCATTTCCGAGAACATCACCTGGGGTCAGCGAAAGCGATTCTCGGACGGTAAGGTAAGTATGCCCTACAAGCATTTCCTGGGCTACTGCAAAGGAGAGGACGGTCAACCCGCAATCGTGGAAGAGGAAGCTGCCGTTGTCCGGCTGATTTACCGCCTGTTCCTGGAGGGCAAGACCCAGGCTGGCATTTGCAAGTATCTGGAGGGTCTTGGGATTCCGTCGCCTTCCGGGAAATCGAAATGGAGCAAGACCACGGTCACCAGCATCCTTACCAACGAGAAGTACAAGGGCGATGCGCTCCTTCAGAAGTCTTTCACAGTGGACTTTCTGGAGAAGAAGATGAAGCCCAATGAGGGTGAAGTGCCTCAGTATTATGTGGAGCGCAGCCACCCCCACATCATCGAGCCGGACGAGTGGGATCATGTGCAGGCGGAGTTTGCAAGACGAAAGGCTCTTGGTAACACCTACAGCGGAAAAAGCACCCTGTCCGCCAAACTGGTCTGCGAGGACTGCGGCAGCTTCTACGGCTCCAAGGTCTGGCACTCCACAGATAAGTATCGCCGAACTATCTGGCGGTGTAATAACAAGTTCAGCAACGAGACCCATTGCTGCACCCCCACGCTGGACACCGAGACCGTTCAAGCACAGTTCATCACGGCCTACAACCGGCTCATGCGAGATCGCAGACTGCTTGTGGAAGACTGTGAGCTGATGCGAACCAGCTTGACCGACTTTGCCCTCCTGGACGCGCAAATCGAGAAAGCCGAAGAGGAGGCTAATGTGGTGGCAGAGTTGGTTAACGGACTGGTGCGTGAGAACGCCAGCACCGCCCAGTCGCAAGATGCCTACCTCAGAAAGTATGAGGCTCTGACCCAGCGATATGAGGCGGCAAAGGCAGAATTGGAACGGCTGCAAAAAGAACGTACCCTGCGGAGCCAGCAGGATAAAGCCATGGCACTGTTTATCCGTACCCTCAAGAAGCAACCGGAGGTACTGGATGCCTGGGACGATACCGTCTGGACGGTGATGGTAGAAAAAGCCATCGTTCACAGAGACGGCACCATCACCTTTGTGTTTTACAACGGCACAGAGATTGCGGTGGAGCGTCAAGCAGCATAACTAAACTAAAAGGAAAAGAGCGGAGGCGAGGATCATGTTTCCTCGTCTCCGCTCTATTTTACTGTTTATGCTTCATCCTTTTTTCTGCGATTCCAAAACACCAGGAAGAACAGTGCAATCAAGGACAGAACCAGAATACCAGCCCACAAGAAGATGTTGCTGTCGTCGCCGGTTTCGGGAATCCACTGGCTTGCACCGCAGCGGATACACTTGCCGTCCTCGTACTTGTGGCCAAGCTTGCTGCCCTTATCTGTACGGGTATCGGTTTCACCGCAGCCGTGGTCACACTTGGCGGTTTCGGTACCGTCCTTCTTACAGGTGGCATCATTATTGGATTCGTACTTGGTGAAGCTGTGTCCGGTGGGGTCGGTGTAGTCAGCCACATAGCTGTCACCGCAGGCGCAGGTATAGGTGGTATAGCCCTTTTCGGTGCAGGTGGGGGCGGTCACGACCTTTTCATAGCTGTGCTCATGGGGCAGCTC